CCCCAAAAGAGCAATCGCGTGGAGAATCCTTGACGCCCAATATTTCGGAGTGGCCCAACGACGCCGTCGTCTGTTCGTTGTCGCAAGTGCTAGAACAGACTTTGATCCCGCAGAAGTTCTTTTTGAGTTCGAGGGCGTGCGAAGGGATATTGCGCCGAGCAGAGAAAAGGGGGAAAATGTTGCCGCCGGTACTGGAGCAGGCACTGAAGGCAGTTTCGATTGTGGAGTAGAAATGTCTGGTCCGTTACAGGCAAGGGATTACAAGGATGTTGGTACAGATGGCATGAATAAAAATTCTGCCAAGCTAGTTCCTGTATCCGTTAGCAGTGTCGCGCCAACGCTGACCAAGGAAGGTACTGGCGTCGTTCGCCCGGGGTTCCAGGAGGATGGTTGGTACGTCGCAGTGGCGGGATCCCTTGATACGCAGTGTGGAGGCGGTAAGCTTACGCACCAATCTGTCGCCAATGGGCATCTCGTTGCCGCCCGTATGGTTGCCTTCGGCGAGTACGTGGATGATGGAACCGCCAGCACGATGAAGTCGCGTGATTACAAGGATGCTACTGATCTTGTAACGCAACCTGTTACCTACTCCATCATGCCAATGAACTCAGGCAAGGATTATAAGGCACGGGAAGTTGAAATTTCTCAACCAATTATGGCTGGTGGCCCTGTCGGCGGTAATCAAGGCGGCGATTACATCATGCAACCTATTCCGCTTGATCTACGAAATTCGGGCCGCGATCCTGAAAAGTACGATGCGATTAATAGACAAGGTGTGGGCGTTGGCGAACCCGGCGACCCAGCACACACAGTAACATCCGCTTTTGTGCATGGCATGGCGCAGGGTATGGCCGTACGCCGTCTCACGCCGCGTGAGTGTGAACGCCTGCAAGGTTTTCCTGACGACTACACGGCAATACCAAAAGCCGCGGACGGGCCGCGCTACAAGGCGCTTGGAAATTCAATGGCTGTGCCTGTAATGGCGTGGATTGGAAAGAGGATTGCAAATGCTCTGGCTTGATTTTGAAACGCGGAGCCGTTGTGATTTGAAATCACGCGGCGTGTATAACTATGCGCAAGATAGTTCGACAGAAGTCTTGTGTATGTCTTACGCTTTTGATGATGAGGAAGTCCGTACATGGACGCCTGATCAACTTTTCCCGATTAAGGTGCGCGGGTATAAGGGACAAATTCGCGCACATAACGCTGCTTTCGAGCGTCTTGTCTTTTGGTATCCGTTGCAGATCAACATACCGCTTGAGCAGTTCTACTGCACGGCGACGCAAGCCCGCGCCAACTGCGCTCCAGGTTCGCTTGAGGATGTCGGGCGGTTCTCCGGCGCAAGTATGCGGAAGGATCACCGAGGCAACCAATTGATCCGCGCCCTGTCAATCCCCCGCGCAGACGGTACGTTTAGTGAAGATCCTGCGTTGATGGCCGAGATGATTGCCTACTGTGAGCAGGACGTGCGCGCTATGCGGGCGGTTAGCAAGGCGATGCGGGATCTGACAGACGACGAGTTAGGTGACTACCACGTCAATGAACGCATCAACGACCGAGGCGTGCGGTTGGACAAACCCTTGGCAGAAGCGGCTATGCGCTACGCTAGTGCTGAACTGGAAGATATTCAGCAACTTGTCACCGAGATCACCAAGGGCGCTATCACGTCTGTCCGCAGCCCTCGTATGCGTGAATGGGTCATGGACAGGGTGGGCTCCGAGGCGTTGAAGCTGATGATCGTCTACAAGGATGGCGAGCCTAAGTACTCCATCGACAAGACCGTCCGCGCCAATCTCTTGGCAATGGACAACCCCGACGAAGTGCCGGTGGATGTTGCAGACGTTATACAGTGCGCCGACGATCTGTGGGCCTCGTCAGTGGCAAAGTTCAGCCGTTTGGCAGAGTTGGCCGACGAGGAAGACAACCGCGTCAGGGGTGCGTTTGTGTTTGCCGGCGGGTCGGCTACAGGCCGTGCGTCGTCTTACGGCGCTCAGGTGCATAACTTTACGCGCAAGTGTGCCAAGCAACCTGAAGACGTGCGTCAGGCGATGGTGCGCGGTCACGCTATCGTGCCGCAGTACGGCAAGCGCGTGACAGACGTTCTGAAGGGTATGCTACGCCCTGCGCTGATACCGGCGGCGGGCAAGTCCTTCGTTGTCGCCGACTGGGCGTCGATTGAGGCGCGGGTTACACCGTGGGCGTCGAACAGCCCTGCGGGTGACGCCAAGTTGGAATTGTTTCGGCGCAATTTGGACGTTTATATTGCGAATGCTGCCGTAACATTTCATAGCAGTTATGATTCTATTTTGAAAGGTTGCAAGGAAGGATACGCGCTTGACGTTGATCGACGGCAAGTTGGAAAAGTGCAGGAGTTGGCGTGCGGGTTTGCCGGTGGCATCGGCGCGTTTGCGGCGATGGCTAAAGCATATAATATGCATTTTAAAGACCATGAAGCACAGCTCGCGGTAAAAGGTTGGCGTAGGGCAAACCCGTGGGCTGCGCCGTATTGGCAGGGGCTTGAGAACGCCTACACGACCGCGATGCGGAACAAGAACACAGACATAGAAGTGGGCTGCATCGTCTACCATTACGACGGTCGGCATCTCTGGTATATGCTGCCGAGCGGGCGGGTGCTGTGCTATCCATACGCCAAGTTTGACGAGGACGGCATCAGCTACGCCAAGTCGGCATGGAAGCCCGCGCAGGACGCAAAGCATTGGCCGCGTGCGCGGTTGTGGAAAGGTCTAGCGTGCGAAAATATTACTCAGGCAATCGCAAACGATCTGCTAAGGTACGCGCTCAGACAACTTGACGATGTGGTCTTGCACGTCCACGATGAGATAGTAATTGAATCAGACAGGCCGGAAGATGTTGCTTCAGAACTGAAGCGCGTGATGACGACCTGTCCGAATTGGGCAGGGGGTCTGCCATTGGGTGCGGAAGTAAAAATTATGGGGAGGTACGGCAAGTGAATTTTCTAGAGCATTTAATGACGGCTGCGCCGGATGGCGAGACGATCTTGGTCGTCAAACAAAAACCAACATCGCAGAAGCACAAAGACGGGTCGGTCAAATACTTCTGGCCCGCTTATCTGCCGGATAAGTACAGAGGAGAGGGCGCATGGTACGCCAACACGGCATCGTTTGTCGTTGATAGGTTCACCGACGGTAAGGTTCACGCAGGTGCGGCATACTGCGACTACGTTGCGTTCATGGTGCTTGACGACATCGGCACGAAGAGCAAGACGCCGCCGCTTGAGCCGACGTGGAAGATGGAAACATCGTCCGGCAATTTCCAATGGGGTTACAAGTTCAAGTTGGACGAGCAACCAACAAAGGGCGAGTTCTCGGCGGCTATCGTCGCCATTGCCGAGGCGGGCTACACGGATCCCGGCGCTATCAATCCGGTGCGTAACTTCCGTCTGCCGGGTTCAATCAATCTGAAGGATGGTCGGGATAACTTCGCATCGGATCTTGTAGAGCATACGCCTGATCGTATGTTCACCCTGAAAGAAATCTGCGACGCGCTTGGCGTTACGCCGCACGACCCTGACACAAGCACGCGCCGCAAGATGACGCTTGATGATAACGGTCAGGACGACGTCCTGAAGTGGATGTACGACCGAGGCGAGGTGATTGAGAATGGCAACGCAGAGGGATGGTTCGGCGTCGTCTGTCCTAATGCGGCAGAGCATAGCGACGGTAACGCGATGGGCCGCTACCACCCGCTGAACCGCGCCTACACCTGTTTCCACGGTCATTGCGGCGACTGGACTTCGCGCCGCTTCCTGTGTTGGGTAGCGGAAGAGGGCGGCCCTAAGCATGAGCATGGTTTGCGTGACGAACTGATCGCCAAGGCGATGAACGAGGCGCTGTCCAAGCTGTCGCCAACTGCGGCATTTCCTGACGCGGCTGCCGAGATCATCGCGGAGATAGAGCGCAAGGAACTCGGCCGCGTCGAGAAAGCAGACTGGTATAAGAGGTTCGCCTACATCCAAGAAGACGAGGCGTTCTTTGATCTGCAAGACCGGCGCGAAATCTCGCGGTCAACATTCAATGCGCTGTTCCGGCACATCACCTGTAAGTCAATCCACAACGGCAGGCGCATCGAGGCGTCCGTCTGCTTTGACGAGAACCGTCAGGCGATGGAAGCCAAGGTGTTGGTCGGCATTACCTACGCCGCCGGCGAGAGCGTCCTTGTGGCGCGCGACGGTGACGTTTACGGCAACAGGTGGCGCGATGCGCGACCACAGGGCGCGCCAGGCGACGCGCAACCTTGGCTCGACCATGTAGCGTTGCTGATCCCCGACGAGCGGGAACGTCAGCACCTGCTCGACATGATGGCGTTCAAGGTGCAGAACCCCGCCATCAAGATCAACCACGCCGTGTTGCATGGTGGCGATGAAGGGTGCGGCAAGGATACGATGTGGGCGCCCTTCATCTGGGCGGTCTGTGGATCCGGTCTAAAGAACAGGGGCTTGGTTGACAATGACAGCATCTCGTCCGCGTGGGGCTACCACCTTGAGAGCGAAGTGCTGATCATCAACGAGCTGAAGGAAGCAGACGCTAAAGAGCGCCGGGCATTGGCCAACAAGCTAAAGCCCCTGATAGCCGCGCCGCCTGAGATGCTGCCGATCAACCGTAAGGGCTTGCATCCGTACATGATGCTGAACAGGATGTTCGTCTTGGCGTTCTCAAATGATCCGGTTCCGATCTCGTTACCGTCGCAGGATCGTCGGTGGTTCTGCGTCTGGTCGCACGCGCCTCGGATGGCTGAGGAAGACGCTACGCGGCTTTGGAAGTACTTCCAAGGTGGCGGCTTTGCCGCAGTCGCGCATATGTTGCAGACACGCGACGTGTCGGCGTTCAACCCAGCGGCTACTCCGTTTATGACGGACTTCAAGATCAACTTGGTCGAGAGCGGCATGAGCCTCTTGGAAAGCTACCTCATGCGCATGATCGTCAACCGCGAAGGTTCGTTTACGAACGGCGTCATCGGTGGGCCGTTCCATGTGCTATGCGATACGCTATCGGTTAACGCGCCCAGCGGCATAAGGATCCCGCAATCCGCGTTGCTGCACGCGCTGAAGGAAGGAAAGTGGGTTGACAAGGGCCGCCTAGCGTCGGCGAAGCACGGCACGAAGAAGCATATCTTCTGCGCGCCTGAATATACCGATTGGTCTAAATCCGATCTGCGGGACTTCATAGAGCCTAAGCCGCAGCCTAAATTTAACATTGTATAATAAGAAGCGCCCGCCGGGGGGTCATCCGGCGGGCGCTATGGCGTTCTGGGAGGAACGCTTAAAGGTCTAACACAGCACCTATGATGCCGACAAGTGCCAAAGATATTATTGCGATGATCATCGGGGCCACGCTATCGCAATAGCTGTGCAGAAGACGATGCCTGCTAGGCAATACATGATCCGGTCAGCCATTTTTCGACCATATCTTTTTACGCGTCACCACGTCCGGCATTGGCTCGGCTGGCGGCAGTTCAGGATGATCTTCAGCGATAAGCGCCGCTATGTCCCGCTCGACCGCATCCATTGGCGACGGCGCTGCTAGGCTCGCCAGTTGAGCATAACCGGCAATGTCGTCCCAGTGGTCGCGAAAGTTAGGGTCACCGTTCAGGATCCGCGCTAGCTTCGCGGCAATCATTTCAATCGCCTCGGCTTGCGGCTCTGTAAGCCGATTCCAATTCTTGGACAGCATCATTGTTAATTTGATCTTCTGACTTGTCTCGGCTGTCTTCGCGTATTGCCCGTGCGTCTTCTCGCGTTCTTGTAACATTTGATCCTCTTTCTAACACCGCCTGTGCGGCTACTGTTGACGTGTAGTGGTAGGTTATTTGACCATCATGCGTTGTTGCACGCCATTGGCCTTTCCATCTGTTGAGGCTGATCCAACCAAGGCGGTTGTCTTGCTCGTCCGCAACAATGAAACAGTCATCGCCGTCGTAGATTAAGTTCATAGCGTTTAATCCCATAAAAAACGGTTGAGTGATCCCGATCACCTATGTAGCGCCCGATCTGGGGCAGTGATAGGCCAAGCTCTTTGTGCAGCCTGTAGTAGGCCAACATCCGCGCGTCGATAAATTTTTTGCTACGGTTGTGGCTCGTTAGCTGATCCAGTGTAATACTGTGCAAGGCGCAGACTTCGCGCAGGATCAGCTTCCATTTCGGAACCCCGGCGACGCCTGCAATTTTGAGCAGTTCGTGCGCCTCCCGGAACTGATCCGACGTAGGTGTTGAGCGCGGCGGTGGCGGTGGTGGCGGTGGACGCACTACCAC